TTTTTAATAATAGATTCCCTAGGTGTAGGCAAGCAGAACTCACCTACACCGTTGTTACATAATCAGGGCTACGGTGCTGGCTCAACCAGAACGTAGGTAACACCAGGGGCCATAACGGAAAACGAAAACATCAGTGGTTCTCCACTTGAGGCGTCGTTACCGGGGAGAGAAACACTCGATACCTTACCACCAGTCAGCGTGCTGAACTGAAGATAGGTCGTAGCGGTTGTATCGGCGGCTTGCCACCGAAGCATCATTGCTGTGTTATTCTTGATAGCAGAAACAGCGACGAGAAAGGACTCGCCAGCAGTCTCTGTGTACAAGGAATTAACCGTCACAGTCACCGGTGGTTGCTTGCCGAACGTGAGCAAAGCGGTATCACCATCGAAAGTGTACGCCGAACCATTCAAACGGGTAAATTCAACGACGTCAATTGACTGCGTTGACCCACTCAGGTTGGTCCAAGTCGTACCACCGTCGGTCGAGTACTCAATCTTGCCCATAGCTCCAGTCATAGCTGAAGTAGTCTGTGCCATATTCTGTTACTCCTTACGCAATAGTCGTTTCAATACCAGGGGCCATGATTGTGAACGAGACCATCAAAGGTTCACCGCTCGAAGCATCGTTACCAGGAAGTGAGACGCTGGAAATTCGACCACCCGAGATGGTCGTGAACGAAGCACCAGCTGAACCAGCGGGCTTCCAACGGAGTTGTGCGAACTGGTTATTCTTGATAGCTGAAACAGCCTTCAAGAAAGCCTCTCCCGAAGTTTCGGTGTAGAGAGCGTTAACCGTAACACTCACCGGGGGCTGTCGACCAAACGTCAAGACGGCCGTGTCACCTTCGAGGGTGTAAGCGGATCCGTTCAAGCGGGTGAATTCGACAACATCGACGGACTGAGTTGAACCAGCAATGCTCACGAACGTCGTGTTGTTCGTGTTGATTTCAAGCGTTGCGGTAGCACCAGTCATAGCAGCAGTTGTTTGGGCCATATAAATCCTCCTTATGGATTACTGAATAATTTCTTTAACTATGAACTCACAGCGGACAGCGTAGTACATGTTTCCAGACTCTGCTGGCCACTCGAGAGGTCCAGTTTGGATTGAGACATCCTCTATTTGATACTGGTTTGTCACCAGCGCCCGTACAGCATCGGCATAGTTAGCGGCATACGTGTACATTGCATCGCTTTGACTTTGCATACCCTTAGATATACCTACTTGCTGACCTAAAAGAATATCTACAATTTGCCAGCGGAAGTTAAGTACTGGAGATGAACCAAGAGTCAAGCGTTTAACCTGACCGCCTGATGTACCGTTCGCACTTAAGATTCTCATTGGCAAGTCCGCAATCTCTGCGGTGGTCGGGAGAGTTGAACCATCCCGCACTTTTGCTAACTTGGTACCATAATTCAGACTGAAAGCTTTGATAGCGGCGACGATTGCTGGTAAGTTACTAGACATTACATGAGTCTCCGATACGGTCTAAGCAGTGACTGCACGTCCGTAGGAATTCTCGCCGCAGCAAGGACTACGCCATCAGTACTTAATACGTCTCTGTCGCTTTGACCATCGGCACGTCCTCTGTAATAATAAGAACACAGCTTGTACATCGCCATCTGTACGCTACCAGGAGCTTCAAGTGAATAACACCACTTACCAGTAATCTGCACAGTTCTTTCGGGTGATATTCCGGAGTATGTCCAGGAATATGTTGAACCTCGTTTTAACTGAATTGCATACCATGGTGTGAGGTTATAGGGGAGAGTTACGTACTCTCCAGACGGGATAGTGACGCCATTACCATTCACTACGCTCTGCACTTCGGCAAGGTCGTAATGAAGCCAGAGAGTACGGCCGTCGGAATCATCAATGTCACCACCATAACGTCTCGGAAGAGGCGTGTAGTAGTGTGTATGATGTCCGCCTTGTGCACCAGCTGGTTCGAATGTACGCCCTGTGTACTCATTGACAGCGTCAGTAGCCATAGTGATAATAGTGGCTAAGAGGGCGTCTTCACTGGACTCAGTGATACCCATCGATTCCTTAAGCCCGGATACTGTAATGTAGGCCATTATGCACCTCGCTTAATCACCGGTTTAGGCTTTGGAGCTGCTGGTACTACCACTTCAGGTTCGGGTTCGTTGATTTTAGAGGCACGTCCAAGTTCGATCATTCGTTCGGCCTCAGCCAGAGGGAGATCAACGACCTCCCCCTGCTGAAAGACTTTGAACGAATCACCACTATAACGTGCAATTGAGACGTTAAGTAATACTTTCAAAGTTTACCTCCAAGTTAAGCTTGTACACCCTTGACGAATGCGTTGGTGATGACGGCATCGCCACCCCAGCGAACGGTTGCGAAGATACCAATCAAACCATTTTCCATGTAAGCGTACTCGTTGCGGCGAACCGTCAGGCCACCGTTCTCAACGAAGAAGTACTTGCTCCAGTCACCGAAGATGATTGAAGTGTTGCCAGTCGTAGGAGCAGCCATCTTGTCGGATACGAACACTGGCTTGTACAGCAATTGCTCGCCACCCTGACCGTTGGCACCGGCAGGCGTGTTTTGGAAGATCAGAGGATTGCCCTGCAAACCACGAATCCCACCCAAGGTTGCCATACGCATTGCCCAACCAGTGTTAACACCGTGGTATGCGGAAGGAAGCTTGTAATAGATGTTGTTGATGTCAGCAACATCGACACCCGTTGCCGAAGCAAGGGTCTCACTGAGGGCAGCACGAGCAGCAACACCGTAAGGCTGGCTCGAACCCGAACCGGTCAAGATGTAGGTGTTCACGTGGCGGGCCAAAGCTTGACCAATCTGGTCGGTCAGGTAAGCCTGGATGTCGGTGGCGCTGTCGTTCAAGAGCTCTTCCGAGATCTTCATTGCCAACGTTGCCTTGTAGATGCGGATGCTCGACTGAGCGAAAGTTGGCTCGTCGAAGTTTGCCGAAGCAGCTTCAGCCGTGAATGCGAAGTCGCTGTCGTTCTGGCCGACGTTGACGTCGTAGTAGTCACGGGTTGTCCGGCGACGTGCGATAGGCAAGCGGCCCAAGATGGACTCTTCGTCGCGCTTTGCCATGATTTCGGTTTCAAGTTCGTTAGGAACGTTGAACCCACCGTTTGCATCGGTACCTTCAACCAGGGTTGCTTTCACAGCACCTTTGTCGCCGGTCTTCATGTAGTGCAACCAAGCTTCGTTTGCTTCGTTGCTGAAGCCGAGGCTCGTGTTCTTCTTGGTCTTAGGGGCTTCTCCACCCATGTAAACGCCACCGTCAACGGCTGGCTCGCCGTTCAGCTCAAGCAGAGCCTGCTTCAAAGCATCTTTGTCAATAGTCATAGTAGTCTCCTTAGTAGTTTTGATAGTTGATTCGGACTGAGAATGCGATACGGATGAATCCGTAATATTACCACCAGCATCGTCTACAACTGGTGATTCATCACCCAGTGTCTTGACGCCTGGCAAGGTACGTGGTTCTGCTGGTGTTGCAGTCAGTGATAACTCACCAACTACCCAGCGCTTGAGTTCACCGTTGACGCGCTCAACCAAGTGAGACACGGCTCCGGTAGAAAGTCCTAGACGACCGGATTTAACGAGCTTCATAATCTCTTTAATATACCGGTGACTTTTGTCTAGTTCGATTTCGACGTCAATACCCTCATCTGTAGGTACCCAAGACTTAACAACACCAATCTGACTCACGAGTGAACCAGCGGCGTGGTCGAAGAATACAGGTAATCCTTCAAATGGACGAGTATCTCCGAGATCTGTCTGCTTCGTGAATCGGTCACCGACAAGGTCCTTGCCGCCGAACACGATAGCTCGGCCGCTTAGCGTATAATCGCTAACAGCCTTAACAGCATCGCTATGAAATTTGTCCATTACTTAACCTCCTAATTTAATTATATAGTATGTGTCAAGAGGACACTAACTATCGAATTCTAGACACGAGCGCTTTAGCCAGTGCCTTGATTTTGACTTCTTCTGCGGAAGTGTATGACTTCTTCTGCTCAGCAGCCGCCATCTCATCTTTCCATAATTGCGGCAGTGCAGCAACGTAGTCAGCACCTTTGCGTTTGGCAATGGCGATGAGATTGCGTTTGAAGACTTCGAAGGACACAGGTCCTTCATAACGACCCCAGCCAGCAACAGCGTCAGATACTGCGGCAGGTGAGTTGATAGGGAAGTTCCGTGAGGATGGAATAGCAAAGTCATTATCAGGCATTGCGTCGCGCTCTTCAGCGGTCAGGTCAACCTTGACTTCCTTCTCTGGCATAGGCGCTTCCGCTTCGGCAGCATCTTCTACGATGTCTTCGGCCTCTCCTTCGGCTTCTTTCTCTGGCATCTCCATACCAATGATGTCGTACATCAACGCGATGAGGTAGTCAATCTTCATCTGACGGATCTCTTCCGGGGTCATTTCGGTCATGTCTGGCATAGCCATATCGGCTTTCTGATTCATAGTCGTCTCCTCTAAAGATTGTAAGATTTCCTGTGCCCATGCTCTACCTTCGTCACCACCCCAACCCATCCATGCTTGCCAGCCCTTCCCCTGCTCGTCCCAAGTAGAACCTTGTTTGTCTACCTCGTGACGGTCAAAGTACGCAACCATGCGCTGTAGCGTATCTACTGATACAGGACGGCGATTAGCGAGTTGAGCCGCTCTTGCTATTCCAACAGGAGTCATACCCCGCTGGCTTTCTGGTTTTGATTGGCGAACCTCAAGTGCTGTTCGTGCATTGCGAGCGACGTCAGCGGGTGGGATGTATGAGTCAGCTTTAACAGCATCAGCACCGTTTGTGTTTAATTCCATGTGATTACTCCTCGTGGGTCTGTATTAGGTGTAGTGCTTCTTAATGATGTCACCAACAACGTCTTCGATAAGTCCGCTTTTCATGACGTCTTCGGCAACCGTACTCGCAGTCTTCCAGCGTCCCTCGTGTATACGCGCCTGCTGGTCTCCGATTACATATTGATTATAAGAAGCGGAGTTAGTAAGATATACAGTCCCGGGGGCCTTTATTATTCGATATGAGCGGGACATTCTTTGAGACCCAGGACTCATACCTCTACGGTAGGGTACTTCAATCTTACCTTCTCGAATAGCCGCCATGACATAGCGTCGTTGTTTCTCTGAAGCAAACCGCATAGCACCCTTCGTTGGTCTTGGTGGCTTCTGGTTCGCCAGCTCATGCTGTGTCTCCGTTGCCACCGCTACCATGACTGGCTCAGCAATCTCTCTGTACGTATTGTGAATCTTACTGAGCAAGTCCTTCGGTATACGTACCTCTACTCTCACCGTATTACCTTCAGTGTTACATCACAACGACAGCGAGGATGAGCAGGTGCACCATCTGGATATCGCTCTGCCCAGACTTCTTCTGGTTTGTTGTTCAGCGGACCGCACAGAGGACAGTCACGCGAGATTTCATCGCTTGATGTATTCCAAATACGCGTGGTCTTTACACCAAACTCTCCAAGGTAGTCTTTGTACACGGTGGTTGCATTGCTGGCACTGCGGGTGTATTCCGTTACAGCTATCAGTTCAGCACGGCGTGCACCAAACGCAGGAGTCAGTAAGTCAGCAATTTCTTGATTTGTCATACCGCCTTGCTCCCTGGCCTTCGTGATTACGTTCTTTACAACGTCTGAAGTTGTGCTTGTTAATCCTTTGATCAACTTTGGAGTGTACGCGTCGAACTGCTTGCGGATGAGTACAGACTCTTCAGCATCGTCAATGTCAACGGTGTACTTGTCCTGAAGCTTCATCAGATCTTCCTGCATCTTCTTAGTCAACTCCGGTTCGATAGCATTGCCGAGGTCGTCTAAGAATCCTTCAGGTAATTCAAGTCCTTGAAGGACCAGTGCGAGTGCATCTTTACCTTTACGAGCAAGGTATGCTCTTAATGCGTTGTAGAGTGGCTTCTCATTGTCACGAATATTGATTGCCTTTACCTCTTCAAACAGGTCTTTAATGTCATGAATTGATTTACACTGCGGAAGATGATAGTCAATCCATATCTTGTCTTCTACAGGAATGCTTGTACTTGCAAACGGAAAGTCTAATGACTTGCTGGCCAAGAACTTCTTTTCGGCCTTACGTCTCCAAAGTACGAGGTCTTTCGACGCGACAGTCTCGTTACCGCTATCTTCGTTTATAGCATTTGCTTGCGGATTAACTGCGGGTGCTTCTTGTGCAATAGGAACTTCTATCTCTGTAGGCTGTTCGGTTTCTGAAGATACATCAACCACCTGTGCTTTGAGTTGATAGTCAAAGCCGAGCATGTCCAAGGCTTCTTGCAAAGGTACACCTGCTTGAACCAAGAGATTCAGTGAGCTGGCTCTTGCGGCTTCGTCAGTCTGCATTACATCAAGTGCTTCAGGATTAAACGTAAGCTTATATCCAAGTGGTAGTAAGATCTGTGCATTAATCACTTGAGCATACTTAGGTAATCGCGGGATAACTGTTTCTCTCCAGAAGCTCTGTCTATCAGAGTCAGCAGTAGCGTAATTAGCAGCGCTAGCCTCAAGCATAGTTCGTGGTACACCGAGGGCCATACACACATTGGTGATAACTCTCTCTTGCAGTTCAGGAAGCATCAGGTCTTTCAGGGGTGGTGTCAGTATGGTTGCTTTAACATCTCCGCCCTTGACAAATGCAGTACGGAATGAATTCAAAGCGGCACCAGTGAACTTGGCCAGCCAGTTTGATTGGACACGGTCCATCTCTGACTGCGTCGTTTCTGGAGGCAACGAGATGATTGTGACAGGCTGTGCACCATGCTCAAAGAAAGCGGAAGAGAACCGCTCAAGGTAGTAATGCAGTTGTGAGGATTGCAACGCCACTTCAGAAGCAGCGAACCCGTGGCCAATGTCATCAGTAAAGCTCTGCTCACGGAAGTAAACAATCTGCTCTGATGTCCATGGTCCATAGGTCTTGTTTCCAATCGTCTGTGTAAACGTTAATGCGTCTAATGGGTTAGCGGCATCAAGCTTAGATTGATCGACGGTAACGCTCATTGTGTATGGATTCATTACACGGAATCCAAGAAGTACTCTCCCGCGCTTAATACGGAGCCAGAAAGCGGCACCGGTAAGAAGCATGGAAACCTCTGTTGCTTGAAGCAACTCAGGAAGGCTAGTCGTAAACACCCAATCGCTGGGTTCTCCCTTACGCTCTACACTGTACGGGACAGTGCTAATAGCATCTGCGCGGAGATTAATCGCCCGATAAAGCATAGGAACTTTGGTATACGCATCGTGCGTACCCAACAACTTGTCCCCAGATCGTAGCTGTGTCATCCAGCTTGGTAGTGATTCAATTGCCATTATGCAAACCTCCATTCTATCGTTTGTGTGGTAGCCATTTGTAAGGCCCCTGACACGGCGTCAACCATGTCGTCATGTGCTCCCTTCGGAAAGGAAGACACCTCATCTAAAAACTTCTTATTCCATGGTGCATACTTCAGGAAGACTTGTCCGCCTTCTGCCCGACCAGCCCATGGCATAGCTCTCGAACGCTTGTCCCTGTCAACAGCAATACCTCGTAAGGTAATGTTTGCGACCTCGCGCATGCGTCGGATCTCTTGTACAGCAGCGAACCCACTCACGGCCTCTTCGATACCGACGACCGTATCAGGCTCGCGAAGCATGGTGTCTACTATTAGTTTCTTAATTTCAGGGTATTCTGCTTTAACCTGGATAACGTCACTTATCCATATGTTTCCTTTTGCGTCAATACCCAGACGAGCACTTGCGGTAAAGTCGCTCGATTCTTTCGTTGTCATTGCAAGGTCCCAGTAACGGAACCATTCGATGTCTGTTGGCATGTGCTCTTCGTACTTGAACCAAGCACGGTTAAACAATGCACCAGTAGGTGATATGAACTCGCCAAGCCCTTCCTGCCTCCACTGCTCTTCAGTCATCTGACTGCGTAACGCTTCAGCAAATCCCGGGGGATTGTATAGGTTGTCTTCAGTCCGACTTCGTATAATCTCGAAGTTACTTCCGCCAGTCATCCAGATATCATGAACAAAGTCCATACCATTCGGAGTAGTCGTGGCCCAGACTTTCATCGGTGCTTTACGACGCGTACCTAAAGCGACTGTCCAGATCTCTGGATTCATATAACACATCTCGTCGAAGTAAAGCCAGCCTACGTTATTACCGCGGACTCTATTCACATTCTCAGTAGAGCGGAAGAGGATTGTACGATTACCGAGCAGTTTAAGTTCCCCGTGAGTAGCGTGCCAGTCGACAACGATGTTGGCCCTGTACGCTATTTCAAGAATCAACTTCATAGCACCGTCTCTAAGCATCCCGTTTGTAGGAGCCATAACAATACCGGTCGTGTTGGGTGGTTGCATCAGGCAGAGTAAGCTACCTGCATACGACTTACCCGCACCACGGCCGGCAACGAAGAGACGATATTCAGATTGACTCTCAAGAAATGTTCTCTGTGCTGGTATCAGCTGGGAGTGTAAAAGTTTCTTGACTTTGCTCTGCCGTTGTTGGGCTGATGTCGATGATGTAGTCTGTGCTAATTTCCTGTTTAAGCTCATAACGCTCTCTGTAAACCTCCGGTCTCAAACTCTTGAGTAAGAACTCAAGCAACCGGTCACTACCATTGATAGCTCTCCTGCGTGCCTCCTGCTCAAGTATACTCACGGCCATGTCCGTAGCTATATCGAAGTCCTCAAGGAATACTGGGTCTGAGTTACGCCATGCAGAAACATTACGCGGGTGTATACCAGTAATGTTACACGCGATGATTACATTACCGCATTCAGAGTAAGCGGCGATGAATAATTTCTTCAGGCCTTGTACCGTCATCCAGTTCTTGTATGGTTCGGTCATCTCAATAGGACTCTGCCCCGACTTAAATCCGCCTTTACGTGTACCGTCTGGGTTTAGAACCTTTGACGCGTTTCGATTACCTTCAAAGTTTCTAGACTTAGCTGTAATCTTTGGCAGATTAAGGTGCTCTATATCAAGAGGCTCCTCTTTGATCTTTCTTGGTCTGCCCATCTAAATACTCCTGTTGTTTGAATTTCAGGTAGCGTGCTGCTTCGTCAAGGTTGCGTATCCAGGTCATGGACCCATCGACATCAATAACAACAGCTCCGCATCCTGAGTGATGACTCGGTGTGAATCCAAGCTCGCGTGCATACTCATCATTGTGTTTATACGTTCCAGTGAGCACACCAATACGGTCCTTACCTCGAGAGATGAAGGAACGGAATAGCGTACCTATGTGCGTATGACCTGCGATGAATACATCAGCATCAATCTCTTTACTGGCTTTCTCCATACCGCCAGTAGGATTGGCCTGCGTTGATCCACGCCAGTGATGACGTACTGCAAAGCGTATCTTATTCGTACCCCACATCAAATCAAACAATACTTGATGCTCATCGTAGAGTACATCCGGCGGAGTTATATTCTGAAGCAAGTCAAACCCGGACATCTTCTTTGTCCAGTTATCGTGATTACCAGCAACGACACAGAGTAGTTTAGGCGAGATCTCTTTAATCCACGCACTAAACAATGCAATCTCCATGTCGAATGGAACTAACTGCTTACGCTGTAGCCCTTGCATCTTTGGCAATATCCAGTTATCAATACCATCGCCATGAAAGATAGCGTACATGCCGTCAGTGTTTGCGATGGTTTCTGTGTCTCTCTTGATGGCCTTATAGTCAGTACCTGATGCACCAAGGTGTAGGTCAGATACGAATGCTAATGCGAATGGTTTATTCGGCATGTGTATTCGCGGGATATCTACTCGTACTGACTCTTGGTTAGCTTCGACAAACTGCCAGAGCGAATCAACGTCTGTGTACTCTTCGATGGCCTGTATCTGCACTTCCATGACTGGTTCTGCTTTAGTCCTGTTAATGTACTTGCTCCATGCTTCTAAGCATTCATCATAGTCTGTGTAAGAGACCCATCGCTTTATTCCGTTTTCCTTTACACAGAATCTCCACTTACGTCCTGCTTTCTGCGGAGGCATTATTGAATACCTTCGTAAGTGATTGCTCTCAGCGATAAGTTGAGCACGTTCATTGCCATAAGTAATTGCGGAGCATACTCCTTCAGTTCAGCCCAGCCTGCCATTGTCCCGATAATCATAATTAACAAGCTGATGATGTTAACCACCATTGTCTTTGATTTGTACCATTTCTTCATATGTTATTTTCTCCTGTATTTTAAAATAAGGCATTAATAATCGCGGGGATTATTATTGATATCACGGTGAGTAAAATCCAGACGAATACCCAGATAAGGCATCCGCTGATTAAGTAGGTTATCTGGTTGTCGTTCATGGCATTATGGCCTTGACTATTATCTGACTGACAAACGGCCAGATGATTGCAACTAAGATTAACCCTCCCTTCATAAGCAGAATCTCACCTTCATTCTTACGCACGCGCTCTTCTAACTCCCGTACAACTTTGTCAAACTTTATCTCGTGCATATCAATCTTCTTATCATATCCGTCTATACGGCGGACGATATCATCAAGACGTTGTACTATCGTCGCGAGGATTACCTCAACGTTACTTGTTACTTCTGGTGCCATTGCACGTCATCCTCCTCTGTTCAGTGTTTGTAGGTCGGACCGTACCTGGTCCATATCGATTTTCTTACCGGGGCAACTCTTTGGTGATCCCGTCTCACGGTGACCGAGCAAAGATGTACGGGTAATGGCGATACCTTTCCACTTGCAGAGGGCTAAGACCGTTTTGTACACCAATCGTTCTGTCGGTTCTGGCCACGGAGTAAGGTCGTAGTTGCCTACTACCTCAATACCCCAATGCGTTGAATTCCATGCTCGTGCATGCGTTCCTGGTACGTTAAGCGGAGTCATCTGCCAGATACCATCATCGGCTGAGTTCTTAGATCCTTGTGCGATGAATAGATGCGGGCCAGTAGTCCATCCGTTACGCTCAAAGTATTGCTGCATACCGGTCATTGACGCACGGCCTTTCCATTGGTCAATGGTAGGTAGCCAAGTGTGATGCAAAACAATACCCTTGGCCCAGGGGGCTACGGACGGGTTATGCTTAGTGAGGTGGGTGCAGAATGCGTCTGCGGTTGCAAAGTGTTCAACTTGTACAATGAATTGAGACATGAAGCAAGGTCCTCCGTTGATGTATTGAGCAGCTTGGCTACCTAATTTAATTATATAGTACGTGTCAATAGCACACTAAGTATGGTACGTTGCACTGCTGTGTCAAGCCACTAATTAATAATTAAATATTTTTCTTTAAACTTACTTAAGTTCTGTAGTAAAAATATTGAATAATCTTACAGCAAAACTGGTCCTACATCTGACAAACTCGTAAAAATATTAACAATTTATAAACATGTTATACACATTCTGTACACATTGTGTAGAATAGAGCAGTGTAAAGACTTTACGATTGCGAGACGTGACCACTTGACAGGCATGTGACAATATAATAAGACATAGGTAGACAGGTATTTTTTTCCTGTATCAATTTAAATTGGAGGTATATCTCTTATGGTTACGATTGCATTTAGACTTGATGGTGAGCCTACGGAGGTTATTGTTTATTATCGGCAGTATCCTATCTCTTCTCGTACATCATTAATAAGTATGCGGATGAGAGTAGCGGGGGACTTTATGTCAGAGCTGGATATGGGTGAGATGGCTAGTCATGATAAGCAATCCATTGAGAATTTTCTGAGAAGCTTTGTGAGTTTCCGTCTTCATGCATCTACTGATGTTTATAATCTTGATATTGTAGTACGAGAAGATCTTACCGGGGAGTTCTTTCCGCAGAGTAATATGAAGTATAGTTCAATAATCCCCGCTGAGGCCCCTAAGGTCCATTCTAAGGCACGATAAATCAATTCTGGTAGTATGACTAGGCTTTTAAAAAACAGAGGCCTCTATGGGGTTATTTTGCGGGGTGTTTATTCGCAACTTGAATAGGTGATGGAGAAGTACACTTTTTATACGATTTGAGCGCAATCACTAATATAAGTATAGTGGTTGCGGTCAACTCGTCACTTTTTACCACTTCTTCGAGTTGCGACACACCCACGTACACAGGTGACAAATTAATACTGGTAAGTATAGAACGGTATTTTTTTTTAATACCGATAGAAATAAAAGGAGAATACATTATGAGTTTAGAAAGAAAGCTGGCCATGGCGGCAGTAATACTGTTTGTGATTGCGGAGATTGTCTTCGTACCGTTGGCGATTGTTTGGGTTGTTAATCTGTTCTTTGGTACACAGTATGACTATAGCTTTACGAATTGGGCGGGGATTACTTTTATACTGGTTGTTGTTCGTACTCTTGCATATCGCGGAGGTAGATAATGCAGTATATTAAGAAAGTACCGCGGGAGTTTATAATCACGTTCTTGGCCGTTGATAAAATAGTAAGACAAGCGTCAATCCTTGAACAGATTGTCCCGCAGAACGGACCATTCGACGAAAGTAATGAGTACTATCCAGGGCAGTTGGTACTGAAGAGTTACACACGTGATGGTTTTACGATAACGATGAATGTCGTTGGTGGTAGAGAATCTGATGTAAGAATCTACAACAAATACGGCAGACCGAAAAGAAAGAGGCTATACGCAATTGCGCTGAAGTTATTAGCTGATGGTATGGTAACGATTACAGGAGAAATCGAATGATGAACAAGGCTGACCTTACGGAAGATATAATTATACTTGACCGTTGTCCTGAGATTGGCAGCGATGAATTAAATCTAATTATTGCATATGCCAATCGTGATGAGAATAATCCAGCGGTAATAAAATATCGCTCATCTTACATCAGAATGACGTACTATCGAGATTGGGATAGGCGAAACGGACTGAAGGTGTTTTCTTTTGTCGTACAAATTCCAAAACATCCCTGGACGCCGGAAGAGCCGTGGACTGACAGGATTCGCATACCGACAGGTACGGATCTACTACGGCGGTTACGCGATGCAATAAAGCTTATTGATGTCGCAGAGTCTTTTGATTACAACATGGTTTTAACACTCAATAAAGTAAACGGGAGATAATTAATTATGGCGAAGATTACATATGCTGGCGAAATCTATTTGATAGATTCTGAGTTAGAGTTAAAGGAGTGGGTTACTAAGAAGACGGGTAAGACTCCTCGCAGTAAGCCCCGGGGATCTATTCGCGAAGTGTCATTCAAACTGCCCGATGCTGACGTGACAGTCTACTACAGCAATAAAGTGAATGAGTTTCACATTGACTATGTAAAGGGCCTGAGAGAGAAGTAAGAGCGGGCAATATTCATTTTATGGGGTACCCCTTTATCACTTTTTTTCAAGCTGACCTAAAAACCCGTGTTACTTATGTAGGGGTATTTTTTACTCCATACAGAAAAGTCACTAGAACAGATGATCTGACAAAGTATTTTAGACTAGGGTGTAGGAGGATATTTATGGCTAAGCCAAAAAAAGAACTGAACTTTCGCGTGCGACACTTGAACCTGACAGATGATGGTAACACATCAATAGTACTGGCCGTTACAAAAGCAGCGAACGATGACTACATTGCGTACACATACGCAGTACAAAAGACACCGAATACAGCGGTGCTCTTATACCGTTGGAATGTTGGCACACAGAGTGATCACGATACTGCCTTAAAGGTAGCATCCGAAGAGTTGGCTGACCGCTGGAGATACTTAATTACATTAACATTAGGAGAAAGAAATGAATCAATTTGAAGTTAACATGGCCGTCAGCGAGATAATCGCTATTGAGGCTCAACTGGACCGCTTACGTATGATTAAAGAAGCATTGAAGACGGCACTAGAAAAAGAGATGGTAAAACGCGGCGAGACTGAAATCGACACTCCTGAAGGCACGGTAGTACTGGTTGGTAATATTGAGTTTGATAGTATTGACACATATAAGGTGCGGGATTACTTCTTGAAGCATCCTTCAAACGAGATGAGTGCTATGCAGGCAGAAGTAACGACTGTTGGAATTGTCCCCGGCGGGATTATTGTAAAGAAGCGAGGATAGTATTATGATGGATTATGCTTTTAACGAAAAGATGCTCATAGACGACTTGGAGGTATCACGGCTGGAGTTGCAAGTAATTGCGGCCCAGCCAATCTCCGCTGACCGTATCGCAGAGAAGCATTGGATTCGCACACGTATAGGTGAACTTGAAATGCGGCTTCTGTTCTTGCGCTTAGACCGTAAGACTGATGCTATACTAGAGAAGTTAGAAAAGGCGGCTGAGGAAACAAAAGCGAAGCTCGCCAAGTTAGAGAAGTGAGGTTACGATGG